ATCCGACGACGGTCAAACCAATGGCGCAAACGGAACAGTGGTTGCAGGAGCCGGTGCTGACGGTGGCAATGTTCAAGGAACAGGAACAGGTAGCCCAATTCCAAAAGCATTCATTGAAAAAATTACACCTAGAAGTAATCCATTCAATGGCTTTGCTACAATGACATATTCTGTAAGTGTATATTTTTTAAGTTCAGCACAATTTAGAAAAATAATGACCACTGGTGTTAAAGATGTTGTGGGTCTTGATTTGATTATGCAATCAGGCGGTGCAACCGCAGAAGGTAAAGGGCAATATGGAGCAACTAGAAGTCCTTATTTTTCGCTAGATTATTACATTGATGATATTGAACTAAAAGGGGTGGTATCGGGTACGAGTGTCGGAGCACCGCATAACGTATTTGAAATTTTCTTTAATGTTACAGAGCCAAACGGATTAACATTCCTTGACAATCTCCACGCTGGAGTCCATAATTTTTTAAAGCGTGTTGAAAAAATGTCTGACGATGATATTGGACCAGCCAGCTACACAAATCAACTGTACTTAATGGTTGTTAGATTTTATGGATGGGATGCAAATGGCGAGATGGTCGATGGCACTAAAATTAATAAAACTGAATCAACTAGCGATCCCAAAGCAGTTACTGAGAAATTTATTCCATTTATTTTCAGAGGAATCAAATTTAAACTTGACAATAATTTAGTTCGCTATCGTTGTGAATGCTCGTGCCCGCAATCACATTATGCAATGTCGGCAGCGCATGGAACATTACCGTTTAATGTTGATGTAGCAGGCAATACATTAGGAACGGTATTAGCTGGGTCGGCTAATGCAAAAACTTCAACACTAAATGAGCCTGATGCGGCTGAAACAGCCAGAGATAATGACCAAACAACAGCAGCCCAGCAAAATAATCAGAATAAAAAATCAGAGTATATTAGTTTAGTTGATGCATTAAACAACGAACAACAAAAATTAGTTAAAAAAGGATTACTAACATACCCTAATACATATCAAATTGAGTTTGAACCAGGTTACGGTATTGAGAAGAAAAAAATCATTTTTGATGGTAGTACTAATAAATCTGCAAGTGCTATGCCTTCGACCGACGCAAACCCAAGCGCACCAGAAACTGACCGAGTTAACAAAGAAAATAGAATTGTAAGTTTCCAGGCTGGAACTAGCATTATGCAAATTATTGAACAAACAGTTCGTAATAGTGAATTTATTCGTGAACAACAAAACATTATCATTGACGAAGTCACTAAAAAACCAGTTCCAAAAGATCCAAATAAAAAGAATGAAACATTTGTATGGTTTAAAATTAACACCACAGTATTACCATCAAAGTTAGTTGATCCGATTACCGGTGACTATGCGTATGATATTACGTATACTATTTCACCATATGCAGTTAATACTAATGCCACTGCATATTTCCCGTCAAGTTTTTATAGAGGCGTGCATAAACGTTTCCCATATTGGTTCACTGGAGAAAACACACAAATTTTAAGTTTAAACCAGGAGTTTAACTATATGTACTATACGCAGTTTGGTAGCGAACCAGGTGCGTTAGAAAAGAATTTAGGAATGAACACAATACATGTTGCTAAACGGTATTACATGCCGCACGCTGATGAAACATCCCACGGAGGAGCTAATCGTGTTACTGAACCAGCAGCAAGTATGGCCAGTATTTTATATAGTCCTGGTGATTTAGCAAACGTAACAATAGAAATTATGGGAGATCCGGATTTTATCGCCCAGAGTGAAATATTTTATACTCCGCGTGTTAGACAGAAAGTAGCAGGATTAGACGCCTGGCTTCCGGATGGCTCGGTGAATTACGACGCAAGCGAAGTACTGTTTAGCATCGAATACAACACACCTTACGACTATGATAATGACGGAGTAATGCAGGTTGGCAAGAACAATCCATACAAAAAGTCTAGACTACCGGGTAATGCCGATGGACCAGTGATGTCTATAGCATATAGAGCAAATGAGATTATAACTAATCTAAGTAAAGGTGCCTTTACTCAAAAGATTCAAGGCACGTTGATTTTATGGTCAGACAGCGATAAGATTAAGAGAGACGAAAAAGGAAATCTTGTTACCACTGATACTAAGCGAAAATCAGACATAGCAGAAAGTATGTCAGATGCAGATAAACAAAGATTACTAAAATCAAGTGTAACCGAAACAGACGCAGAAGCCGCTCTTATGGATACTGCATTAGAGCATAATACAGAAATGGACTCAGATCAAACCAAGATGCTGTTAGATCAAGAGGCCGATTTTGCAGTTGAAGAAGATACAGCAAGTGTTCAAGTACCGGATACAGTTTCTGATGATACCCCAGGTGCAACGACAATCGAAGATCACAATGCAGCGATGTTAGAACAACAAAAATTAAATAGTGGGGAACCATTAACAAGTGATGTTCCGGGCCCAGACGCAATTAGTAATCCTGATCCTGTACCAAGCCCGGTAAATGATACACCGGCTACTTCAACCACTGAAGAGTTCAATAATCCTGCACCACCACCGACTGGACCGGGCTGGACCGAACCAGAACAGCTTTCACGTATTCCACCGGGCGTAACAGAAGACCCGTTAACTGAAGGCACTGATCAAATGTATTACTATAAAGGCAAGAATATCAGTGGTCGCACACAAGCAGAACTTGATGCACAAATCCAGGCAATTGATTCCGGAGAGCCGGTTTCCTATGATGCATATGATCCGATGTTAAATCAACGTGTGCGTGTTAATTATGATCCTGTAACCGACACTACTGTTGAAGAAGGATATTACGATGAAACAACTGGTAAGTTTATTAAGGATTAATAACAAGAACTAATTAAAGTTATGGCAGAGAATCTAACAAGAAGCAAAGGAAGACCACGAAGTTATCAATTAGACCGTGGCGGCACGGTCGCTGAATCGGGCCCATTTATTGGCGAAGTTATGAATAACCGAGACCCGGCTAGAACAGGACGTATTCAAGTTTACATTCCAGAATTTGGCTCTAATGATAGATCAGATTCAACAACTTGGCGTACAGTTCGGTATCTAAGTCCTTTTTATGGAACTACTCCGCATTCAGGATCAAGTGAAGGGACAGGGACAGGTAACGGCGAAGGTAATTCTAATAGTTATGGTATGTGGTTCACAGTCCCAGATGTTGGAGTTAAAGTGCTGTGCTTCTTTGTCAATGGCGACGCGAATCAGGGGTATTATGTCGGCAGTGTTCCGGATCCTGATTTGTTACACATGATTCCAGCTGTTGGTGCGTCAGAAAATTTCGTCTTTGACAACGATCAACAAGCACAAAAATTTGCTAATGCTACTAGATTACCTGTAGCTGAACTTAATAATAAAAATGAAGCTATCAGAGAAGCAGCACAAGGATATTCTGAACAGAGACCGGTACATGCAGTTGTTGCAGCAACAATGTTTCAGCAAGGTGTAATCAATGACCGAGTCAGAGGACCGATTGGATCATCAAGCAATAGAGAATCACCTAGTGCTGTTTTTGGTATTAGTACACCGGGGAGACCTATATATCAAAGCGGTGTAAATGAGTATAATATTCGTCAGAGTTTAAATACCGGTGCAGCGACCAAAAAAGATTTTAAAGTTGTGGGTCGACGTGGTGGTCATTCTATTGTTATGGATGATGGTGATATTGAAGGCAACGATAATTTAATTAGAATTCGAACGTCTAAGGGACATCAAATAACACTCAGTGACGACGGCAACTGCTTGCATATTATGCATGCCAATGGCCAATCTTGGGTTGAACTAGGTAAAGAAGGTACTATTGATATGTATGCCGCTAATTCTGTAAATGTTAGAAGTAGCGGGACAATTAACATGCATTCTGACGAAGACGTTAACATTTATGCTGGCAGAAATTTAAGTATGCACAGCAAGAAAAAAACATTTATCGAATCGCAAGATGAAATACATGTGATTTCTGAAAAAGATTTTGTTTTACATAGCGATAAGAAAATAACAATGTCTAGTGATGGAACCCTTGCGATTTCAAGTGAGAGTTCTGCTAGCATTAATGCAGGTGGAAATCTTGTAGCCAATGGCGCATTAGTGTTACTGAATACTAACGGCGCATTGCCAAGCACAGAAGCGAAGTACGCCATTAGAACAACTTTGTCTGATTCTACGTTTGCAGATGCCGGGTGGGTCACCGAACAGTCAAAACTTGATAGTATTTGTACCAGAGTGCCTGCACACGAACCATGGGATGGTCATAACCTAGGAGTTCCAACGAATGTTAGTTATGGTCCAGCTAGTCAAACACAGCCAAATGATTCTGTATCCAGCAAATTAAACTCTGTAACTAATATAGGAGTTCAAAAGTAATGTCAATTAAAGGACTAAACATTAGTGATATTGCTAGTCAAACAACTGTTAAAACTGGAGTTGGAACAATGTCACCTAATCAAGTAGGAACCTTGTTAGCTCAACAAGCTAAAGAAGCCAACTTGTCTGCTACTGAAATATCAGCTACTGGAGCTGTTGGAAAGTATGGCCTCACTCCAAGCGAATTAGAAAAAAACGGGTATTTAAAACCGGGGTTGTTAGACCGTTACGGCAATGACCCAACAAAAATGGAATCACTATTAAGAAGTCCTGGCGCCTGGACTGGCAAAGATGGAATCGAATCGGTTAGCAACGTACTGAATAACGAAAAGTTACAAACTACAATCAAAACCGAATCGCTGAATACATCGTTGAATGAGCTAACATCTAGCGGATTATTAACAGGAACAGAATCTCCGGAGGTTATTGGGTCTTTAACCAGTGTAACAAGTAAGTTTAATATCGATAGTGTTGGAAAATGGCTAAACAATAGTTTACCAGCAGACATGTCATTGAGTATGGATTCAATTGCACGTGGTGCTCAATATGCTACTGAATTTGTAGACTCGAAAATGAGTGCATTATTCGGTGGTACAAGTAAAGCAATGAGTTCCTTGTTTAGTGGAAGTGCTGCGCCTCAAGTAGTAGTACCTAAAGTTGCATCACAAACAGTTAACAGAGATGCAATTGACGATTCGATGCGTTCGCTTATTGGAAATGCTAAAGTTCCAGCACCAAATTACACAGGACTACTAGATCAAGCGTCTGCTGAGTTACCGTCATTGAGCGGAATTCCGGTGGCTGGTGTAGATATGTCTGGACCTGTTGAAGTATGCGAATGCTCGGACCCAACCTTAATTGGACCAAATAAAGAAGAATGTGAGGATGCTGGTGGAGTATGGACTTGTCGAATAGTAAATAACAGTAATAATCCACCGACAACATTGGTATAATAATATGGCAATCAGATTCAAAGGTTTTAGTACCATTAACAAGTATAAAAAATTTACATTAACTGATTATGAATTAGTTAAGCGTGATTTATTAAATCACTTTTCTATTAGAGAAGGCCAGTTACCAGGACGCCCGGACTTTGGAACTAAGTTGTGGAATTTTATTTTTGAACCATCAACTACAGATATTCATAGACAGATTAAATCAGAAGTTGAACGTATTGTAAAATATGATCCAAGAATTAATCTTAACGATATTGTAATTTCAACCGACGAAAATGGTATTATATTGGAGTTAGTTGTTACTATAATACCAAACATCAATCCTCAAGTTCTTGAACTTAAATTCGACGAAGAATCGCAAACAGTCCGATACCTATAAACTACGCCGTTAATTTATTCCATAAATAATACGATTACAACAAAGTAAGAGTTTTATAATATGGCTACAACTTCACGTCAAACTACAATATTTGGTATCGAGGATTGGAAAAGAATCTATCAAACATACCGAGAAGCTGACTTCCAATCGTATAATTTTGAAACTTTACGCAAAAGTTTTGTAGATTACCTTCGTCAGTACTATCCAGAAACATTTAATGATTTTGTAGAATCAAGTGAATTTGTAGCATTATTGGATCTGATTGCCTTTATGGGACAGAGTCTAAGTTTTCGTGTTGATTTAAATAGTCGCGAAAACTTCTTAGACACAGCCGAACGTCGTGACAGCGTAGTTAATCTGGCTAAACTAATTGGGTACACTCCAAAGAGAAATCAATCATCTCGAGGATTCTTAAAGATTACAGCAATTAGTACGACAGAGAATGTTAGAGACTATAACAGAAATAATTTAGCAAATATTACGGTAAAATGGAACGACCGATCTAATCCCGATTGGCAAGAACAATTTAAAGCTGTTGTTAACGCTATACTTGTTAGTAGCCAAACGGTAGGAAATCCAGGACATAGTGCTTCGCTATTAGGAATTAATACTAGCGAATATTCTATTAATCAAGCACAAGGATTCTTACCAGTTATTCCTTATAGTGCAACAGTTGACAATATTAATATGAATTTTGAAGTTATCAGCGGTTCGAGCGTTAATAAAAGTTACATTTACGAGCCAAGCCCACGCACTGGTGCTGATTTTAATATGCTGTATCGTAATGACGGCTTAGGATTTGGTAGTAAAAATACAGGCTACTTTTTCTACTTCAAGCAAGGCGGATTGCAATCAAGAGATTTTGTATTAAGCGAACGAATTTCAAATCGAGCAGTTGATGTTAATATCGAAGGTGTCAACGACAACGATGTTTGGTTATATCGAATTAATCCAAATACAGGCGAAATCATAGAAGAGTGGACGCAAGTCGAAAACATTTATGGAACTTCAACACAAACAACTGTAGCCGATAGAAAGCTATTTTCAGTTTCAAGCCGAGCCAATGATCAAATTACATTAAACTTTGGTGATGGCGTATTCAGTCAAATTCCAGTAGGAACATTCCGTGTATTCGTTCGAAGCAGCAACGGTTTGGTCTACGTTATTAATCCAGATGAAATGCAAAGCATTGATGTATCAACAACATATGTTAGTCGTACCGGAAGACTAGAAACAGTAACGTTCACAGTAGGTTTACAAGAAAATGTCTCAAATAGTCGTGCAAGAGAAACACTGAGCGATATTAAAAATAGAGCACCTGCTCGTTTTTATACGCAAAACCGAATGGTAAACGGAGAAGATTACAATAACTTTCCATATACAAAATTTAACAGTATTATTAAAAGTAAAGCAGTTAACAGATCAAATGTAGGTACAAGTCGTTATTTAGATTTAGTTGATCCAACCGGAAAGTACTCATCTGTTAATAGTTTTGGTTCTGATGGTGCATTATATAAAGATATTTCAGAATCCAGCTTTGGATTTACTTTTGTTGATAAAAATGATATTGAAAGTGTAATTAGAAATCAAGTCGAGCCAACACTAGCTAGCCGACCAAGTATACAATTTTATTACGATCAATTTGATAGATTTGACCTAACAAAGTTTGATATGTATTGGAATTTAAGTACCAGTGGTGTTAACGAAACTACGGGATATTTTATTGATTCATCAGGAATCCCAATGACAATTGGCACAGGAATTGGCGATGATCGACAATTTTTAATTGAAAATTGTTTAGTAAAGTTTACGGCGCCTGCTGGTCAGTATTTTGATAATAATAACAGACTAAGGACAGGAACGCCAACTGCACCCGGCGACAAATTAAGAATATGGGCTAGTATTAAAGATTTAATCGGTAACGGCACTAACGGCGGGCTGGGCAATGACAGCGATGGTATCGGACCGGTAACCATTAATAATTACGTACCTACGGGTTCTGTTGCAAACCTGGTTATTCCGGTATTTAACACCGACCTTGCAACAAGTTTTGAACAATTAATATTAGCTCAGATTGAATTGTACAGAAATTTTGGTATTGGTTATAACAATAAGTCCGGCACATGGTATATTATTTCAAGTAATAATCTTGATGCAGATAGCAATTTCAGCTTAGCCTTTGCGCAGGATTCTACATCTTCGGGCCTCGACGCCAGTTGGCTAGTAAAATTTATTAGTACCGGTACTAGTTATACAGTTACTTCGAGAGCTCTTGACTATTATTTTTCAAGTGTATCAGAAACGCGATTTTTCTTTGATGATAGCCGTGCAGTATATGATACCAAAACTGGTAAAGTGGTAAATGATTTCGTACGAGTGCTAAAAACCAATAGTCAACCAGACAGTAATAATCCATTGAGTAATGATTATGTATTAGATATTATCGGACAAACTGTTGAATCTGATGGATTTGTTAATGATTTTAATGTACTAATTAGTTTTGCTGATACAGACTCAGACAATATTCCGGATAATCCAGATTTTTTCGATGATATAATTGCACCAACAGTTAACCCTGATTCAAAATATGTGTTTTTTGAACAAACAATTGATTTTGATAATTTAGAACGTTGGTTACCACTAGGATCGGGTGTTGTTAATGTTAATTATGGAACTGAAAATGAAATTAATCTCGCTAAGAGTGAATATGCCAATGGACAGATATTTTACGCTTATACAGATCAGAAATTCTTTGTTCTAACAATTAGTAATAATATCAGAACAATTACCGAAACCACTGGATATAGATCATATGTTGGTCGTAGCGATATACAATTCCAGTATAAGCATAATAGTCCAGAAACCAGACGAATTAATCCAGGTGTTACTAATATCATTGAATTGTTTGTGGTTACTGCTAGTTACTATGCTGATTATCAAAAGTATATTTCGGATACAACAAATACCGTTGAAGAACCAACACCGCCAACAATCGACGAACTTTCTCTTCAATACGAGTCGTTAAACGATAGTAAAATGTTGTCTGACAACATTATTTTTAATAGTGTTACTTTCAAACCATTGTTTGGCGATAAAGCAAACACTGCATTGCAGGCCTATATTAAAGTTGTTAAAGTTCCAGGAAGTATTGTAAGTAATAGTGAAATTAAAAGTCGTGTAATTGAAACTATTAACAACTATTTTAATATAGAAAATTGGGATTTTGGCGATACATTCTATTTTACAGAGTTAGCGTCATACATTCACAGCGAGCTTGGTTCAATGGTAAATTCAATTATACTTTTACCGAAAGATACAACCAAATCATTTGGACATTTATATGAAATTAAGTCTACGCCAAACGAAATTTTTGTTAGTGCTGCGACAGTAAATGACGTTATTATTATCGATGATTTAACATCAAGCCAATTAAGAATAACACAATAATGGAGTAAGATAAAATATGGCACGTGTTCGTACAGTTGACTTTTTGCCGGAAATATTTAAAACCGATGTAAATCAAGAATTTCTTGCAGCAACGCTTGACCAATTAATACAAAAACCAAAATTAAAACAGGTCGAAGGATATATTGGTCGTCGGTTTGGACCAGGCGTTAATTATACAGATAGTTATGTATTAGAGCCAACAAATTTACGAACACATTATCAACTTGAGGCTGGAGTAGTATCACAAGATGATATCGGTAAAGCAGTAGACGCTATTACATATCCAGGGTTAATTGATGCTATTGCATTAGCCGGAGGCAATGTAACTCGACACGATAGACTCTTTAAGTCAGAAACATACAGTTGGGATCCACTGATAAATTTTGATAAGTTTATTAATTACGGACAATACTATTGGGTTCCCGAAGGGCCAATGACGGTCGATGTTTTCTCTACTACTATTGCTTTAGTTGACGACTTTGATGTATCCGTAACAAATAATGTTTATAATATTTCTGGAACATCGGGTTCTAATCCTACTATTACATTGGTTAGAGGTGGGAATTATACATTTAGTGTTGATAGCGGTAACTTTTGGATTCAAACACAGCCTGGAGTTGACGGCAAATTAGATTTCGCAGACAATAGATCAAGTCGCGACGTTTTAGGTGTGCTTAACAACGGTTCAAATAGCGTTACCTTTAATGTGCCAATGGCAGACGCCCAGGATTTTTATCATAACTTAACAGACATTGGACAGGTTGATTTAGTAACAAATGATCGGTTTGATAGTATCAACAATAGACTAGTATCTGAGGTAGGTTCTATCGATGGAATCATTGATCTTGATGGTAGAACCATTGCTTTCATAAATCCGGCCCCAGGGAATTCAGAGGATCTGGGATGGCAACGTTTGTCGATGTTTGATAACAGCGAGTATGATGATACGCTATTTTCAGAAACAGAATATTTAGATACAAACGATGAACGATATGCTATATTTAGAATTCGTTATATTACACCACCTGGTGGAACTAGTGCCGAAACATATATTAGCTTAGAAAAATTATCAGACGTAAATCAATTTGAAAAATTTAATGTTGGTTACGGTAATGAGTTCAATGGACTTAACTTTTTTAAAAATGCCGAAGGCAAATTTGAACAAATTCCATTATTAACGTCGGCAATTAGCGTTTTATATTATCAAGACGGATCGACTAGTAATAGATTTGGCATTATTAAGTTAGTTGATCAAGAAGGTGCCGAAACGCTAGACATTGCAGATATTATAGGAAAAGAAACATACACCAGTCCAAATGGCGTTGTATTTACAAATGGACTAAAAGTAAAATTTACAGGCAATGTAGTTCCGACGACTTACGAAAATAAAACATACTATGTTGAAGGAGTTGGCGAAGCTATTCAACTTGTTTTAGATGAAAATTTAATTACTCCTGGTCCTTGGTTTGATAACGTAATTAACACTGACAATCAGCCACAAGAACTAGAATATCTTACAGTTAATAGAGGAAGTAATGATTTAAATCCGTGGAGCAGAGGTAATCGTTGGTTCCACAAAGATGTAATTAATGCAGCCGCTGAATACAATAATACGGTTGCTGTAATTGATAATGAATTTAGAGCTAAAAGGCCAATTATTGAATTTGATGCTGGGTTAAAACTTTATAACTTTGGTACCAATGGTATTGCACCAATTGATGTAATTGATTTTACCCAAACAGATGCTCTATCAAATGTACACGGTACTGCTGGTCTAATAGTTGACGGGTATACTCTAACGACAGGTTCGAGAGTCATTTTTGCTAACGACGAAGACAGCAATGTTAGAAATAAGATTTATCGAGTTCAAATGGTTGATCCTGATGACGACTCTACAGAATACGGAACAATTATTAATTTAATACCAGCTGACGATGCGATAGTTGTTGAAAACGATGTAGTCACTTGTGTCAATGGAACTACACTAATTGGAACGCAATATACATTCGACGGTACTACCTGGACACCATCACAAAGTAAAACAACAACAAATCAAGCACCGTTATTTGATGTATTTGACGAAAACGGTTATAGTCTAAGTAACGAAATAGCATATAACAACACAACATTTTCCGGAACAGAATTATTTTCTTATAAAATTGGAACAAGCGCAACTGTTGATTCAATTCTTGGGTTTAGCTTAACTTATTTGAATATTGATAATATTGGCGATATTGTTTTTGAAAATGATTTTTATAATGATACGTTTAATTACGATAATGTAATTGGTGCCAACGTTAACTTGGGGTTCTTGAGAAAGTATGCAGATAGAACTTCATATACTTCGCATGTTGGTTGGAAAACATCTGCTGAAACAAATTGGCAAAGACAAGTATTTACGTATACGTACAACGGCAGTGATTTAGTACTTAATGTTGTGCCCAAGACTGATTTAAACGTGCCAGCAATCAAAGTTTATGTGAATAATAAATTTGTTAGACCAGCGGCGTATACATATCGCACTACCGCATCTAACACATACATTACGTTTAATAATGGATCAATATCATTGAACGATGTAGTACAAGTTAAAATTATCAGTGACCAGGCGAGTTCAAGTGCATATTATGAGACACCAAGCAATCTTGATAAAAATCCATTTAACGAATCTTTAGATACATTGTCACTTGGAACAATTAGAAACCATTACACATTATTAACTGAAAATCTTAATAATTTTTCTGGCGTTAGTAACGGAGCAAATAATACAAGAGATATAGGATATCTCTCTAGCTATGGTGATGTTATTGTTCAACATTCTGCTCCAACTCCGCTAGCAGCGCACTTGTATAGAAACGAAAACTTTAATTTCTTTGATTCGGTTGAGTACTGTGCTAGACAGTATGAAAAATTTAAGTATCGTTTACTTGATTGGGTAGCGAATACTGAAACCTATAATAAGACTCCAGCGGAACTTCTTGATGAAGCAATGCTGGATTTAAATCAAGGAAAAACATTATCTGATTCGTTCTATCTAAGTAATATGTGTCCTACTGGCAATGATTATACAGAAATAACACACTCAGTGACGTTGGTTAGTACAAACGATTTTGAAACTAACAATGTATATGATTTCACTAAGGCAACCACTGCTGGGCTATTAATTTATTTAAATGACACATTATTAACTAAGGATTATGATTATACAGTTGCTACTGATGGACCACGTGTTACATTCCTGACAACGCTTACCGACGGCGATATTATTACCATCAAAGAGTTTCAATCAACTTATGGAAATTATGTTCCGGAAACTCCAACAAAACTTGGATTATTTCCAAAATTCCGACCAGAAATTATAACAGACGACACATACACAGAAACTCAGACAATGATTCAAGGGCATGACGGCTCTCTCACAGTTGGGTTTGATGATATTAGAGACGAAGTGTTGCTCGAGTTCGAAACAAGAATTTTTAATAATATTAGCATTGATCCAGCAGCCAGCCTGCCAATGGAACAAAACGACATTATACCAGGACAATTTAGAAATACCGATTACACGGATACTGAAATTAGTGAAATTATTAGTGCAGAATTTTTAAATTGGGTAGGATGGCACCGATTAGATTATAAATCGCAAAATTATTCAAAAGATAATAAATGGACGTGGAATTATTCATCTGCAACAAGTAAAATTGATAACAATGTCCTTAAAGGACATTGGAGAGGAATATACCGTTACTTGTTTGACACAGATCGCCCACACACACATCCATGGGAAATGTTAAGTTTCTCAGAAAAGCCAGACTGGTGGGAAGATAGATATGGTCCGGCACCTTATACCTCAGGTAACTTAATTTTGTGGGAAGATCTCGAACTAGGGAAAGTTGCTGATCCAGATAATGAATATTACAAAACAAATTGCGCACGTGAAGGTTTAACATCAATTATTCCAACAGATAGCGAAGGAAACCTACTAGACCCAATGACAGTTATTGTTAAGTCCTATGTAGAAACCGCGTTTGAAAGAAGTTGGAATTCCGGCGACGGCGCACCAGTTGAAACTGCCTGGAGACGCTCAAGCGCCTGGCCGTTTGCTTTACAAAAAATTTATGCGTTAACACACCCAGCGAAATACTTTGCATTAGCTGTTGATGTTGACCGATATACTTACAATCCAACTATTGCTCAATATGCATATGATTCAAAGTACAAACTCAATCCTAAGAATGTTGATGTAGTTGATACAGATAATCCAAAACATAGCTATTTAAATTGGATCATTGATTATAACTTGAATTATGGTGTGCAGTCAAGCGCAGACATTGCTGATTCGTTAAGTAAACTTGATGTCAGACTTTGCTATAGAATGGCCGGATTCACCGATAAAAAATATTTGAAAATTTTTACTGATAAAAGTGCTCCAGATAGTACTAATACCAGTCTGTTAATACCAGATGAAAGCTACCAGGTTTTATTATATAAGAACCAGTCATTTGGTGATCTTCAATATAGCAGCATCATGGTACAACGTACTGATAACGGTTATGCAGTTTTCGGCAACAGCATTACACATCCATATTTTAGAATTCTCAAGAGCACAAACAACGGAAATTACGAAAATATAACTGTCGGTAGTCAACGAATTAGAATACCTAATGATTTTACAAATCAAGTAGTCAGAGTTCCTTACGGATATACATTTAAGACTATTAACGGAGTGGTTGATTTTGTTGTAAGTTATGGTGCTTTCTTAAAACGTCAGGGTATGAAATTTGATGATATTGAAAATAATTACATTTTAGATTGGCCTAGAATGGCGCAGGAGTTTGTTTATTGGGCCAACCAAGATTGGATTGTTGGCAGCGCCATTAACTTAAATCCATCAGCAAATGTCATTGAATGTGAAAACAATTATTCAATCATTGATAGTTTAGATAATTTGTCATTCGATGAACGCCCATTGGATCAAAACCGTCAGACATTAAATAAGAAAGATTATACTGTGGTGCGTTTAGGGAACAATTTTAAGATTAAAATGTTAGCTGACAAATCACTAAGTTATTTGAGAGTTCGGAAAACTAGCTACGAACATCTTTTAATCTTAGATAATACAAGTATTTTCAATGATTTATTGTATCAACCAGTTACTGGATTGCGTCAACAGCGGGTTAAGCTCAATGGTTTTGTAACATTTGATTGGAATGGACAGCTTGACGCCCAAGGATTTATTTTAAATCAGGATAATGTTCCTGACTGGGACGTTAATTTAAGTTACAATAAAGGGGATATGGTCCAGTATAAAAATTCATATTGGGTAGCAGCATCTAAAATATCTCCAACAGGTGAAGATTTCAATTTTGACGAATGGACTAAGATTGATTACAATTTGATTAATAAAGGTCTTCTTCCAAACATCAGTAATAAAGCTGGACAAATTAGGAATTTCTACAATCACGATGTTATTAATTTAGAATCAGATGCCGATTTATTAGGTTTAGGTATTACAGGGTTTAGAAAACGTTCTTATCTCGAGTCTTTGAATCTTTCGGATATTAGTCAAGTTCACATTTACGAAAATCTAATTGGACAAAAAGGAACTCCGGATAGTGTTAATTTGTTCAAAGGAGTTGAATTTGACAAGGAAGTGTCTGAGTACGAGATTAACGAAAACTGGGCTATTAAACGTGCAGCATACGGCGCAACAGACAATAAACGTTATATCGAATTAGAGTTAGATAGCAGAAGTCTAACCTCAAACCCGAGTATAATTGAAATCAATGTTAGCGGAACAGATTCGGATGCTAATCAACTAATTGATATTGACAATATCTATCGCCAAAGTGTTAAAAATACAACAATTAACATTCTTCCTGAACGGACCGAAACAGTAACCGATGTTGGAATGCCAACATCTGGATTTGTGGATATCAACGATGTTGATATTATTCTGTTCAGTTTATCTGATATTGAATCTATAAACGATCAACTCGATTTAGTTAAACAAGGATCGATTATATGGGTTGCAAAATCAAATCGTTACGATTGGAATATCTATCGTTGCCAATCATTACAACCTAAGATTGTAAGTTTTACTGATAACCTAAACGGTACTTTAACTGTTGAATTCAGTGGAACTCATAGTTTATTGGCTGGTGAGTATATTATTGTTAAATTCTTTGATGAAGCATTAAACGGGATTTATAAAGTAAATTATGTTGATAATAGTAAACTTGTTGTTGTTTCTGGAAGCATTGTCGGTCAAGATACAGTAGTAGAAGGTAGTGGTGTTGCTTTTGTATTACAAACAGCTAAGGTAACCCAACCTAAAGATATTGCGAATACAATTTATAACAATAATTTATTTGCTGGAGACAAGATATGGGTTACTGAAACCGTTAACGGTAATTGGCAGGTATTTGAAAAAACAAACCCAAATTTACCAGTTGAACATATTATTACACCTAATGTCGCAGCTAATACCAATTTTGGATACAGTTTAGCACAGTCGTTAAATGAAAATGGAGCTATTGTTGGTGCACCAAACGATACCTCGGGAATTGGTGCATTGCATTGTTATAATAGAATCAACGATGATTTTGTTTTCACTAATAAGTTAACCTTGGGTGCCACAGGAACACAAGGTTACGGTAACGATGTGTCATTAGCATCAACATGGGGTGTTGCCGGTGCAAGCCTAAGTGATAGCGAACAAGGTTATGCAGTAGTAGTACATAAAAATCAAGATACCGATCAATTTGAAGAGTGGCAATTGCTTAATTTGTCGGCAAGTGTAACAGGATCTGACGAATTTGGTCATGCAGTTACTATTAGCGACGACGAAAACTGGATCTATGTCAGCGCATTAGATTCGTCAATGGTATATGCATTTAATAAAGTTACATATCAAACACAAACAGTATCTGTAAATGCAGTTGGTGGCCAAGCGACATATGATTTTAGCGATTATATTGAAGCAGATACTGATATACAAGTTATTGTTGAAGTTAACGGTATAGTTCTCGATCCAATAGATTACGTTTTTGCAGCAGGCACGCTAACGTTTTTGACAATCCCACTGGAAGGGCAGTCAATTGTAGTAACCAGAAGAACAAATACAACGTTAACTGGTGATGGATCAACCTTGGGATTTAGCATCGCTAATTTATATACAGCGCAGAGTATTGATGCATTTAGTGTGTTTGATCCAAGTGGCAACTTATTACGTCCGTATACGGATTATACCTATTCTGCAGGCTCTATCAACTTTACTGTTGCACCAGGTAACGGTGATATGTATTCGGTGAGAGCTAAAGATTATTATCGGTATGTTGGAGTTGTTGAAGCTTCACCGCCGGCCAGCGAAGCTTTTGGCAGTACTATAGCAACTACCAGCGATGGACAGCAGATATTAATTGGTGCACCGGAGGCAACCGTCTCTGGACAAGTCAATGCTGGTAAGGTATATGTTTACGAAAGAAAGGTTGAACGTTTTGTAATAACAGATGCCACAGAAAAAGAATATACAACAACCGCAGCAATTAGTAATCTAAATAATGTTAAACTTAATAACGTGTTATTAATAAACGGATTATACAATGTTGACGATCAATATACAATCGATTCGGGAACAAAAACAGTTACAATTGATAATAATGTAACGTTAACAGTTGGATCAACAATCGATGTTGACACAAACGTTTTTGCAGAAGTACAAACTTTAACTTCCGACAGATACTCTGCAAATTCGTATTACGGAAGTAGTCTAAGTATCTGTAGAACAGATTGTTCAATGTATGTTGGCGCACCAAACGATAGTTATATTTTACCTGATGCAGGAAGTGTCACTAGATATTTAAATAGTTCTCGTGTATTTGGTACTATCACCGGAAACACATCAAACCCAAGCGTAACCATTGGACACAGCATTCGTATTAATAATATTGAAATCATTTTTACAGGAACTACGTTATCTACGGTAGTTGAAGATATTAACAATGCTATTGTACCAAATGTAAGTGCTACAGTAAGTTCGTCAAATGAGTTGGTCATTAATATTATTAATAGAGACGAAGCTCCGTCATTGAGTATGATGACAGTAATGCCTGGTTTGGGAACTGGTTTTACAGATCTTGGTCTAGAGCCATTTGTACAAACACAATATATTGTTAGTCCTCGACCTGAAGAATATAGTTATTTTGGGCATAGTGTCCACGTTGATTACTCTGCTACTAATTTAATCATTGGTGCTCCTCGAGCAACAGCAATATTGTTATCAACGTTTGATTATGAAAAGGATTCAACAGAAGGATACGAAACTATCTTTGATTCTGGTACTACTAGAATTGTCGATCCTGTTACCGATAGCGGTGCAGTTTACACATATGATTTATTGCCAAGTTCAACATATGGTGAATCAGGCAGTTTTGTATTTGGGCAGCAAATATATGACCCTGTTCTAGGAGAAACAGATGTTGATGGTAACAAACTTAGAACATCAGATCAATTTGGTTATCGGGTCCATTACACAGATGGAGCATTGCTAGTAACCTCTCCAGGATATGATTCAGAATCTGTAACAGATATTGGACGCCTATCTGTATTCAACAACAATGAAAATAAAACTGCCTGGGACGTAATCAAAGAACAGGCATTAACTGTTGATAGTAATTTAATCAATAGCGTATACATCTATAACAAAGAATCAAGTCAAATTGAAACATACTTAGATTATATTGATCCATTAAATGGAAAACTATTAGGTACAGTTCGCGATAATTTGGATTATGTTGGTGCAATAGATCCAGCAATTTACAATAGTTTAGATAACACAGGCATAATTTGGGGCAAAGACCGGGTAGGGCATTTATGGTGGGATACAACCAATGCTAGATTCTTAGATTATAATCAAGAAGACATTGTATACAGCGCCAAAAATTGGGCATCTCTAATTCCTGGATCATCGATAGATGTCTATGAATGGGTTGAAAGTCAAATGCCACCGAGCCAATATGCCGGTGATGTTAAAAATGTTGACGAATATACACTCATTACATCGGTTAACTCGTCGAAAACTGTAATTAGTAAGTATTATTTCTGGGCACTCAAGACAACTAATACAAATACCGCAGCAGGAAAAACGTTAAGTGCAGAGTTGATTTCGCAATACATAGAAAATCCAATTAGTTCTGGTATTCCATTTGCTGCGCTAATGCATAAAAACATTATTGCATTATACAATGTTAGTGATTATATCAGAGATAACTTACAAAGCGTGTTACACATTAACTATAATAAAATACAAAGTGATAATAATGTTTTTGTTGAGTACGACTTAATCAAAGAAGAAAATAAAAATGGATTCTTAACTAATAATTTATATAGAAAACTACTTGATAGTTTTTGCGGTGTTGATACATTAGGTAATTTAGTCCCAGATCAAACTTTAAAAGAAAGTGTGCGTCATGGTGTGTCATTTAGACCTAGACAAACAATGTTCATTGACCGTCAAACGGCATTGAACATTTATCTAACAAAAGCTAATAGGGTTATTAAACAATATCCATTTAGCGAACTTAGAAATTTTGACTTGTTATCATCTGAAGAAGAAATCCCTACAGAAGGGTCTGGCGCTTGGGATCTTGCAGTTGCTGATTTAACCGAGTTAAGCTACCAAGAACCGGTAGTTCTTGGAATAGGCTATAAAATATTAGTACTATCTGACTCTAGTCAATTTGGATTATGGACAATATACGAAGTACAAGATGATTATACCATGTCGCGTATTCAAACACAAGAATATGATTGTAATCGTTATTGGAGCTACGTTGATTGGTATGCCGACGGATATACAGCGTCGATGAAGCCAAATTATAAAGTCAATACTTATAGCGAGATTCAAACATTACAAAATGCTGTTGAAGGAACACTTGTTAAGGTTATTTCAAATAGTAACGGTAAATGGGAATTGTACTCTTTAACTAATTCAAACTGGACTCGAGTAGGTCTAGAACAAGGTACGGTGCAGATTAGCACCACTGATTGGAATTGGGAGTTAGAGAAATCAATTACCGACGCTGCGCCTACATATGAACTAAGACAAATTTTAAAATCAATTAATGAAGAAATATTAATTGGAGATTTCCTATTAGAAAGAAATAGATTATTAATTAGTACGTTTAACTATATCCAGTCAGAGTTTGATGTTGAAATTGATTGGCTAATGAAAACTAGTTTAATTGACGTAACACATAAGGTTAGAGACCTAGATCAATATGACATTTATAGAAAGGATAACCAAGATTTTGTTATTGATTACATCAAGGAAGCAAAACCGTATCATGTTAAAATTAAGGAATTCTTATTAAGATACGACGGTTCAGAGCAGATGTTAGGTGACCTAGTTGATTTTGATTGCCCAAGTACATATAGCACTGCATTTAGCAAGTTTATAAGTCCTATTCTAGATGACGATATTGCTATCCTTGAAACGGATCAATCAAATTTTGAGCATACCGAACTGGTCTGGCAAACACAGCCGTGGAAATCATGGTTTGATAACCATAAACTTTCGATTAGTGAAGTTGTTGTTACCAATGGGGGCTCAAACTATACAGTTGCACCATTGGTTATAGTCGACGGCATTGCTGATCGAGCAGCCGAAATGACTGCTGTATTAAACGAATATGGCGAAGTTGGATCTATTACAATAAATGATCCAGGTGCTGGTTATAGAACCACTCCTATCATCTCGTTTACTGGCGGAAACGGAACTGGCGCTGTTGCAGTAGCATATACTAAACAAGATGTCGTTAGAAGTTTTACTACCACTATTAAGTATGACCGCTACGAGTATGATTCTCAGATACTTATATGGGAAGATATTAATTGGGATGCGGCTCCTGCATTAGAAGAAAACCAACTAGTAAGATACAATGATCTAGTTTATAGAGCTATAAATGCAGACGGAAGTACAGTAACAGATCCGGATTTTAATCCTGATGAATATGAATTAGTTGATCCTTCTACGCTCAGTGGTATTGATCGTACATTAGGTTTTTACACAGCTGATATTAACGAGCTCGGCTTAGATTTAGCATTACTAATTGACGGACTAACATATCCTGGAGTTCAATTAACTGGACCAAGTTTTGGTCAGAGCAGTGGATACGATGTTGGATATTTTGATATTAATCTTTGGGATAATTTGGAATACGGTCCTGAAGGTCTTCCGACATATAGCAAGAGCATATTAGATAATGAAATCTTTACATCTTTCACAGGCTCATATCCAGGTGTTGATTTGTCAGGAATTGAATCAGTACAAGCAACCGCTATATCTACGGTATCAGGAGGTTCACTTGATTCACTTATAATGGTAGACATAGGTAAAGGTTATGATCCAGATGTTCCACCAACTGTAAGTATAAGTGCACCAGCTGATAATATATCAGCAACAGCGGCAATTGCATCAGATGGCGATATAATCACTGGTATTACAGTTACTAAACCAGGGTTAGGTTATGTTACCACTCCAACTGTAACCATTATTGAGGCTGATCCTACTCCGGGAATAACTGCAACCGCAGAAGCTATTATTTCCAGTGGTAGTGTTACATCGGCACCAATGGTTCATACCGGTAATGGATATGATAGTGTACCAACTGTTACATTCTCGGATCCTCCGTCGGTTGTAGGTGCAAGAGCTCAAATGACATCATCGATTGCAAGTGGCCAGGTAAATTCTTGTACAATTATTGCCGGAGGCAATTCGTATCTAACACCGCCGACGGTTACTGTTAGTGCGCCAGCAGCAAGCGTTAATGCAACTGCTAGCGCAACAAGCACCGCATTTGAAGTTCACGGTCTTGCATTAAATCTAGTAGGTAACTATTACAGCTCGGCTCCATCGGTAACCATTTCGCCACCAACAGAAACTGCACAACAAGCAGTATTGGTGCCGGTTATGAGTGCAGAACAAGTAACGAATTTTACAGTTTCTAATGCTGGATATTTGTATGATACATCACCAACAGTTACAGTGGTACCAGCAGCTCCAACTCCGGGTATAAATGCGGCAGCAACGTGTGTGTTAGATCCTGATTCAATTGGTTTTGATGGTGTTGATGCTAGCGGCAATGGATTTGATGCAGCAGTATTTGATGGCGAAGGAGGCGTAGGAACATTCACAATTACTGTCAGTGGTTCCGGATATACTGTAGCGCCGGTCGTGACTCTTAGCGCACCAGATTTATCTGGTGGCACACAAGCAACTGCTGTAGCAACTATTAGTGGCGAAACAGCACCGTTGTATGCAGGCCAAGGATCGGTGTTATCGATTAGTGTAGTTGTTTCTGGGTCAGGATATACTACCGCACCAAGCGTTTCAATCGCAGCACCGGATTCAAGCATTAATCACGGAACAGGTGCAAGTATTACAGCAACTAGACTAAGTGATTCAACATTAGAATTCCATTTAAACAGCTCAGGTAACTACTATGATATCACTCCAACAATAACAATAGATCCGCCGACAGCGGCTAGAACAGCAACAGCAACCACCACAGTGCTCAATGGTTTGGTGCAATCAATAATTCTAACAGATGCAGGTTGGGGTTATATTGATAATCCAACAGTGACCATCGGCGCACCAGACACATCACCAGTGAACGCTGTAATTACAACTACACTTACTGGAGGCGTAGTTACAGGATATACAATTACAAATCCGGGTGCTGGATATATTACAGCACCGACATTAGTCGTTGATGCACCTGCAGGTGTTGCATCAGATATAGCCACTGGAACAGCAACAGTAGTTGATAGAAAAGTTACAGGAATTGTAATTACAAATTCTGGCGCGAGTTATTCAACACCACCGACTGTTACAATCGAAGCACCAACAGGTTTATCATATCATGGATCGGGTGCTACTGCTACTGCTACAATTGTAAATAATAGAGTGTCAGCTATTGCGGTTACCAATCCAGGTAGCGGCTATGATATTGCTCCAACTATTACAATATCTGAACCGACTCGTACTACGTCAAGAGCATTGGCTACTGCGAACATTGTTGGTGGTTCGATTACTTCGCTTAACATTGTTGATGCAGGATATGGCTATTTAACAGCGCCGACGGTAACCATTGGACCACCAACTGATGTAGAGCCTGATTCAGATATTGTTGGTGGCCAGTTTGTTGATGATTACAATTCACATGCACCGGAAGAACTTGTTCCTGGTGCAACATTTGACACGTTAGACTTCAAGGTATTTACAAAACCTGGATATGATTACTCAGGATCAGGTTTTGGCTTTAGTGTTACTAGTGAAAACTTCACATATCAAACGAACAGAACTACATTTAGTTTTGCTGGGTTAGAACTGCACCCGTCAACGATTATTGTTTATAATTCAACAGCTGGAATTAGATTATATGAAGGCATACAATATACTGTTGATTGGGCAAATATGACTGTTTCAATTAATAGTGGAGTATCTGACGGCGAAGAAGTTAAGATATTTGTGTACAGCATTGGAGGTGGAAATCAGCATTACCGTAATGTGTACCTAGGTAACCAGTTTGACACAGTACTAACTGTACCTGTAGAATTTACAGATGTTGATTCAATACTGGTATTAATTAATGGGTCAGAAGTTACAAACTACACATATATTGATAATAATAACCATGGCACTGATATTATATTTGATACAACGTATACTAGCAGTGATTTTATTAACGTAACTGTATTTGGTGAATTAGTAGCAGATGATTCGACTGCAACTGATTATGGATACAGTTACCCAGAAACAGAAGAATTTATTGCCGACGGATCAACAACAACATTTACATTAAATGTTGATACTAGATTTAAAAATAGAGAAAATTTAATAGTCGAAGTAAATGGTCGAAGACTGCGTCCTTTTGCTTGTGCTAAACATGCGCATGATGGTAGTGTCAGAGATTTTGTATTGCCGTTCAGTGAAGAATCGGGCATTGATCAATCAACATTAACAGATGCAGATGTTGTAGTATACGAAGGCGAAGTTAGATTAATTGCAAACGAAGATTATGTGTTATCGCCGGCTGATGGTAGCTCTGGAAGATATATTTCGATTATTGGTGATTTGCCACCAGTTAATACATATGTTGATGTTTATGTATTAGCAGGTGCTGATTATTCAGTAAGCACTGACGGAACTACCTTAACAATTACAGGTATTACATTAAGCGCAGGCGATCATATTGCAGTTACTAGTTGGCACGACGTTAGAGAACAAGATATTTGTACACACGTATTTGAAGGTCCAACATATACAACTGTTGCATCAAAAGAGTTGTTTGATGCATATGGGTTCGATTCAGATTTATTTGACAAGACTGTTGGTGTAGAATCGTCAATTAATTATTTCAATTTAGATAGACCGCTATCTAATAGTGATCGGCTCTGGGTTACTGTAAATGGACGTAGGTTGTTGCCTGGCGCTGAGTATTCTATTGTTGATAATAGTAGATATTTGTTAATTGCAGGAGGTTCGATTGCTGATACAGACGTGGTAGCTGTTACATCTATAACTAACGTTGTTGTTCCAGACACATTAAGTTTTAGAATTTTTAAAGATATGCGCGATAATGTAGCAATTTATAAGAACAATCACGACACAAACACGTTCCTGACACAACCATTACGTTGGACAGATGACGTAATATATGTTGATAATGCAAGTAATCTCGGAGAGCCAGATTTAAACGCTGCTGTATTTGGCATTGTTGAAATAAATGGCGAACGTATAACATATAGAAATAGGGATGTTGAAAATAATACACTCAGTGGTTTGCGTAGAGGAACCGCTGGAACAGGCATTCAAAGATATCATGATTCTCTCTCGGTTGTTAGCGATCTAAGTAAAGGACAATTACTCAATCAGAATTATTCAACAATCGGCTGGAATTTTAGCAGCGAATTTAACGAAGGTGATATTGTAAAAGTAGGATTAGTCCACTACGTTGCAATTCAAAATGTACCTGCTGAGATTGAAATTAATAATACAGCATACTGGCAAATATACGATAAAATTTGGTACGCTCCTGGAGCAACCTCGGCCTCTAACGGTATACCGTTACAACAACAAACAACTGTTGAGGCTAAATTCCTTAGAGGCCGGTGATTTAGTCTAGGTAAATAATAAGAAATGCAAAATAAAGATACTGCAAAAGAAACTAAGAAAATGGATAACAAAAAACCTAATGATTCAGGGTTAGTAAATGTCTCTGGGCATCTAAAGATCTTTGATCCTGAGACCAAAGAAGTTTTGCTTGATAAAAGAAATGCAATTCATTACGAAAATATCAGCGAAGCATTAGCGCAAAGTCTAGCTAATAAAAATCTTGGTTACATTTATCAAATGAGTTTCGGTAATGGTGGCACTACTGTGGATCCAACAGGGGTTATTACATACCTTCCGCCGAATAGTACTGGACAAAATGCTGATCTGTACAACCAAACTTATAGTAAAGTGGTAGATGATAATAGCTCAACTAACACTGATGTGTCGAGAAATAATCTTACAGTATTACACACATCAGGTAATGCTTATACAGATATTCTTGTTAGCTGTTTGTTAGATTATGGCGAGCCAACTGGCCAGCAGGCATTTGATAATAGTACAAACTTAGATGGAGATTATGTATTTGACGAGCTGGGATTAAAATCGTGGAATGGGTCTGCAAGTGACTTAAAATTAATTACCCACGTTATTTTTCACCCGGTACAAAAAAGTTTAAATAGACAAATCCAAATTGATTATACAATTCGGATTCAAACATTAACAAATTTAAGTTCTGCATAAATATATGCAGATAAGTGAACAAATTACACAAATTATGGAGTTAGTCAACAATGGCTTATACGATTAATAAAACTGATGGTACAGTATTTGCCACAGTAGCAGATGGTACAGTAAACACATCAAGTAGCATGACCATCATTGGTAAGAATTATGCTGGTTATGGCGAGTTCTTGGGAGAGAACTTTATTAAGTTACTTGAAAATCACGCTAGTAATGCTCAGCCTGGATCACCATTGCGTGGACAAACTTGGTTTGATTCGTCTACTGGTTTATTAAAAGTATATAATGGTACACTATGGAAGACTCTTGGATCTGCAACGGCTTCCGGATCAACACCAAGCGGCGCTGTTAGTGGCGATTTATGGTTTGATTCAACTAATAGTCAGCTAAAGGTATATAATGGTTCAACCTGGATTTTAGTTGGCCCCTCATACACCGCTGGTACTGGTAAGTCGGGTGCGATTGTTGAGACCGTTTCTGATGGCTCAACTAATCACGTTGTAGTTAAATTATTTGTTGAAAATACTCTTGTTGGCACAATCAGTAAAGATGCTACATTTGCTCCATCAACACCAATCACAGGATTTGCAACAATTAAACCAGGAATTCAATTAAGCACTACAGTTAGTAATGCAGTTTTTTCTGGACAAGCCTCAGATGCTGATACGCTCGATGGAGTTCAGGCCACTGGTTTCTTAAGTTCAATTGACGATGATGTTACTGAAGGTATACTTAAAGTTAGTAACGATTCGGGTTTATATGTTGGCGACGATGATGATTTCCGTGTAAGTGTTAATGTAAGCGGCGATGTATCATTGCAGAATAATACAACTGACGGCGATCTTCTATTTAAAGTCAATGATGGCGGCACGACGAAAACTGTTATAACCATTGATGGCGCCAGTGGATTAGCACAAGTTAATTCTAATCCAACAACAGCGTTAGGTATTGCTACTAAAGGATATGTCGATTCGGCAACTAGTGCATCAGGCAATTCACTATTCCGCGATGGTACAAATACTATTACCGGTAATATTGTTCCAGACGGCAATAATACTAGAAACTTCGGTGCATCAGGAACTCGATTTAATACAATTTACGCAACAACATTCTCAGGACATGCAACTGAAGCGCAATACGCTGACTTGGCTGAACGATTTGAAGCC